CTCATCAGATAAACTCAATGATGTACCAAATGTGGGACTTCCTGGTGATGCTTTCTACAAACCACAAAAGCTACTAGGAGATTGGATTTCTTATTCTGGATCAGTCTTGAGTATAGACCCTTCAGGGAGAGGTAAAGACGAAACAGGATATGCAGTAGTGAAAATGCTTAATGGCTACCTCTATGTCCTAGAATGCGGAGGTATCCAAGGTGGGTACCGAAAGGAGAACCTTGAGTTCCTTAGCGTAGTCGCTAAGAGAAACAAGGTAAACGTAGTGTTGATTGAGAGTAACTTTGGTGACGGTATGTTCCTAGAGTTACTAAAACCAGTCTTACGTAAGATCTATAGTGTTACACTAGAAGAAGTAAGAAGTAATATACAAAAGGAAAAACGCATAGTTGACACCTTGGAACCAGTATGTAACCAACATAGACTTATAGTAAACAAAAGTATTATAGATCATGACTACAAGTCTGTCAAGGACTATGCAGCAGAGAAGCAAGCGAAGTACATGTTGTTTCACCAGTTCACTAGGATCACTAAGGATCGTGGTGCGTTAGCACATGATGACCGCTTGGATGCCTTGGGTATGGCTGTTGCGTACTGGGTTGAGCAAATGGCTGCTGATGCAGACCAACAGATCAGGGATCGCAAGAGTGACCTCATGGATAAAGAGCTAGAAAGATTCATGGCACATGTGGTTGGTAAGGGATACCAAGAGAAACATTTGACCTGGATGTAAAATTGACAAAAAAATCTGAAGGGGTTACGCTATATATCGATAGCCAGTTTCCCCCTTTGTTTCCTTGTGGTTTTCTTATCGATCAATAAAATCAAGGGTCTACGGGTAAACCACTGGTATCCTTATGTTTTCTTAAGAATCCATCAAGTCTTGGGTCTTGTATCATTTGTAATACATCAGATAAACATTTGTATTACATAAGATAATCATTTGTTTGATGTCTTATGTCTTTTCTTTTTGCTCTCATCTATCGTTTTTCGTTTGGCACACAAATTGCAATAAAATAAATTATTGTACCTGTTCATTAAAATATAAATAGGAAAAATTTGCCTACTAATTTTTACCTATGGGAAACTTTTGCCTATCAGCAATTTTTGCCTACCTCGGCAATTTCTGCCTATTAACTAGGTAATTATTTCCTTTGAGATCATACCTTTGATTTCTTATATATTCTTTCATTCTTTCAAACCATTGAAATCATTGATCTTTTTCCTTTGGCATGGCTTCTGCATCATTGTTTGGTAGGTTGGCAGAAAACATGTTTGAGAGTTTGGCATGGCTTCTGCATCATGTTCTTTTAAGTTTTTAGATCTTTGACAATCAAATCGAAAGGAAGTTATGGAATCCATTATTATCAATGGTAAAAGAATGGTTTCTGCTCATGGTGATCATGGGCAAGTCTTAAGCAAGACAGGTCCGATCAAGACATCAGGGGCATTTGTAAAATGTAAGTCTGATGCAATCATGAGCCGTAATACTAGGGCATTAGTCAATGGTGCTAATGCAAGGCGAAACATGACCCTTGTGTATGGTAACGGAAAGATCTTGAGTCGTAAAGAAGCAAGATCAAAGAATGATCGTCTACGGGGTGTGAATGTTTCACTAGGCTTAGGTATTGATCCTAATTTAGGCTCATATTAATCCATAGTCTTACACTACATGGCATGGTATATGCATGTCATGTAGGGTAGACTCTGGTACATTCTAAAGAGTGTATCAGATTCTATCTTGATTTGATCTTTGACAATCTGAAAACAGGAGTATAGATATGGATGTTAAAACAGCCATGTTTGAGCGTGGGTTCCCATGCAATCCGAGACCTTTCCTCGCTGGTTTACTCGACTATATTGAGGAGCACGGCACACAGTCTATTAGGTCTAATGAAGCAAAGCAGATTCTCTTCGTCATAATGGCACAGGCTTATGGTCAACTATCGACCATTGACTTGTGTGATGAGTGGAGAAGATTAGATGACTTGTACCAACAAAATAAGGAGGAGCATGTGTCCTAAGCGAAGACAAAATTTACATTTAGCTATTGACCAAAATAAGCACAGTGTAGATGAACAGAGTGTAGTGGAAGATTACATGGTGTTTCAGAATGTGCTTAGGCATACCGAGAAGTTTGATATCTTTGGAGCAAGATTATATAGAGGTTGTATCAAGCCTGAGACCTATAACTTCAAGGGTGTTACTGAATGGTCTTTCGCTCGATGAGTGTACAGTTCGGCACACTTTCTGCATAGTGTATTGGGAGAGTGTGCTAGGGTGTACACGTATGTGTGTACACTGTGTTCAGATTAGTTCTATGATAATTAAATATGGAGAGTGTTATGACTCGCAAAAAATTACTCTGCTTAGGTCAGGGTAGAGATGGTAAGGTATTCATCAATGCTACACTCAAGGGTCTTGATGTACATGATTGGGAATTAAGCCTATCGGGTGTGATCGGACCTAAGGGTGATGGTGATTGTATCGGGCCATGTGGTCAGATACAGGCTCACTTGATAGAGTCCATTGAAGAGTATTTTGAACCATGGGATGAGTTAAGAGTGGGTGCCCTCATAGAGATATGGAAGGACTACCACTTGAATGGTATGACAGCAGGATCTCCAAGACAGGAAGCGTACTTGAAACAGAAAGTACCTACCCTACACTTGGCAGATAATACCTATGAGAATAGGTCTATGCTATTGAAGAATGCAGGTCTTAATCCTGATGAAGAGTATTTTAATTTTGACAGTAATGAACCCTATGTGTATGGGAGTGCATGGTTACATACCAAACTACCATTACATGTAGTCGGATGGTTCTCTGATTTACCAGAGAGCACTCATGAACTACCTAGAAAGTGGAGATGAGGATGGAAGACTTTGACAACATGACTATGTTTGAACAACAACAGTACATCAATGAGTATGTATTGGGTGAACTAGGTTTGGAGTCTATCGAGGTAGATAGTACCGCATTTGAAACCCCTAAGAAGGAGAGTGATGGATGATGATATGACAGTAGACGAACAGGTAGAGTTTTATAGAAACTTAGGTAAAGCTAACCATAAGGATAGGATAATCCTGACTGCATGTCAGAGTGATATCTTAACCCTACGAAAGGTAGCTAGGAAACTAGATAAGATGTGTGTCTCTACTGCATGGGATAGTGTGGAGCATCTTCAGACTCACATCAATGAACTAATATCAGACCTGATAGATATGCAGGAAGAAATAACAGATAGGATAGATGAGGATGAAAGGAATAAAGAATAGAGGGAGTATGGCACATGGTTTGCATAAAGATAAACCCAAGTACCGAGAGTACCATGACGATATAGATTATGATCGTTATGAGTACCTAGAAAGGAGAGAGAAAGATGAGTGGGACAAGTTTAACCAAAGGTATCCTGACGAGAGTACATGTTAACCAACATGTGGCTCGTGCTAATAAAAAGAATGGTACCGATCACCCTGCTATAACAATCAAAAGTAGTAAGGGTAATAGGTACGCTAATAAAGTTACGTTTGATGGTGAGTGGACGTTGATTTCCTCACCACTCAAGCCACTTAGTTGTGGTGCTACCTTATGGGTAGAAGGGTATGATAATGGTACAAACCTACATGCGGAGTAAAGCCTATGAAGTATGCAGATAGATGTCTTCAATATGATGAAGAGTATACACCTCACCACTATACTTTCCATGGTGAGTGTTTGATGGGTAACCATCATGAAGTAAAGGTTCCTGCTCAGGAACTATTCGAGTATAGAGATGGTAAGTACATTCAAGATGCACTAGTCTCAGTGAGTGCCTTGGATAGGGAGTTCCTCTTAACAGGAGGATGCTGTATTGAATAACCTTTAACATGGAGTAGATAGCCTATGTTCATACATGATAATCCTCTTGTACGTGCAAGAGCACAAGAGAGTGTTGAAGGTATGGTGCAAGTCTATGCACTATGCTCTACCTCAATCCGTAAGCAGACTCCATTACTCTGCGATGAGATGGACAAGTTTAGGGAGAAGGGACTCTTAGGTGCTCCTGAGTTACAATGGGGTAACAAGAGAAAGGGTGCCTTGTGGGTGGATGAACACAAGCAAGAGCACTACGATGGTATGATGAAGATCATACGATCAAAGAAGAAAGAGGATGAGTTGAATATGATTCTCCATTGGTTACAAGTCCCTGGACTTGGGTTACCAAAGGCGGGATTCATGACTCAATTGGTGATGGGTAAGGGTGGATGTATGGATGTCCATAACATCCGCAAGTACCTACCAGAGGTGGACTCTAGTAAGGGTACGCCTAGTAGATGGCAGACTTCAGGGCAATCTGAGGAAACGAAGAAACGTAAGGCAGTAGACTACCTTGGTTTCTGTAAATTAGCAGGGGGTGCCAAAGGTCTATGGGACCAATGGTGTGACTTCATAGCTGAACAGTATCCCGATGCCTTTGAGTCAGGCGATCATGTTTCTAAACTACACCCAATATGGGTGTCTTAATAATCAAACAAGGAGTAGCTTATGCACACGCATCAATACATCGGCAAGATCATCTGCAAGAATGGTAATAAAGCCACAGCAGATAGGATCATTGACTACATTCCTGGTCAGTGGATGACTAGGGCAGACCATGAGGGAAACCCTAGAGATTGTAGGTACGTGGGCTACGATTGGGGCCGTGAGGAACATAAATGGTGTGACCTAACAGGCATTGAACCCATGGTAGCCAACAAGATCTTCTCCGAGGATAGGATGAAATATAAGGCTATCGAGAACTACTTCGATGGCATGGGTATGGGACTTCATGGGGAGTATCGAGTATGAAGACAGAACATAAGAGAGTGGAGTATTACTCCGAGTCAGGTGAGAAGTGGATGCCAGTGGAGCAGTTACACCACGACCACTTGATTAACTTAATCATCAAACTTGTGAGTAAAGATTATGATGGCAGGTTTCGAGTGGTCACCAAGACCACAGAAACAGTCGAGCAAGAGGACGAGTACGTCATCACTTCATTCATTCAATGAAGGTGCAGGGTGATGTACTTCGTAGGAGTGACTCAACTGATCCTACTATTGATATCAGTATTGATAGTGGTGAGGTTTAGTCTACTCCTGAAACCGAGGGATGAGATACGATGCCCAACAGATCGTATAGATCCTAGTAAAACACATGGTAATCAGGAACCATCTTAATATGATTAGCATCATGGCATATCCTAATAGCACAGTATGTACTCAGTGTCATGTGGTTTTCTCTAGGAAAGCATGGGGTGGCATTGATGTGAGTGAGTTATACAATCTCTCACCTGAACTAGCTTGGGTGTGTAGTCAGGAGTGTGAGAAAAAAGTAAAACTAAAAAACAAAGAGGGAACGTGGATGAAGTAGATAGAGAAAAGATAGTACAGATATTCATGCACAACTTAGTCAAGTTTGTGTCCAATGTGGGTGAGATAGTAGACGATACTGATATCAGCCATATGGAACAAGTCATGCTCATAGGGCATGAGCTAAGTGATCTGAGACAGTCATCTCAGGGTCTGCATGACACAGTGTTAGTAGAGTCAGGGCAAGTACAGTTAAACTAATAACCTCTAGCACATACAGTGTATGAACAAAACTCTATTGGAGCAGGAGTATGAACTCGAAGAGAGTATGCGTAAGTCAGGTATCGAGAAGTTTAATAAGGAAGTAGAGAAAGCTAAGGTTAGGGGTCAGGAGGGTAATACTCTGCACGGCATCATGCTGATGAAACATTCAGTAGATAAGGTGAGTAAGGGTATACAAGACTTCATGAAGAAAGCGAGCACTGGTACCGCAGAGCAGGGATACAGGATAGCACCCTTTATAGCTATGTTAGATCCAGATGTAACTGCTTTCCTAACCTTGAAGACAGTGGTTAATTCAGTCAGTGGGATGCAGTCATTAACTGGTTTGTCTCGTACTTTAGGTTTGATAATCGAGGACGAGATTAAACTACAGGTATGGGAAGATCACGATGGTAGAATGTTTAAGATTCTTCAGGAGAAGATGACTAAGCATACTGCATCGAGACACTATCGTAGGTATGGTTTGATCAAGAGGTGTAAAAAGTATATAGATGTAGAGGATTTAGATACTTTTACTACACAGGAGAGACATAGTATAGGGTCTAAGTTACTAGATATTCTCATACAAGCCACTGGATTAGTCGAGGTGAGGACTATGACCTATGGTAGGAAAAAGAAAAACATTTTAGTGACTCCATCCAAGGGAACCATAGAGTGGATCGAGAAGGTAAATGAGTATGGACAAGTATTGTCTCCTCACTATCTCCCAATGATCACCTTACCTAAACGATGGACTACTATAGATGATGGTGGTTACTACACTTTCAAGATGCCTATGATCAAGACTTACAATCGTAAGTTCTTGAAAGGATTGAGACACCATGAGATGCCTTTGGAGTACGAGTGTATCAATAGTCTTCAAGATACTGAATGGACTGTTAATACTAAGGTACTTCATGTGATGAAAGAGATGTGGGGTAATGGTCTCGATTGTAATGGATTACCTAATCGTGACCCATTGGATTTACCACCATGTCCTGCACCACAGGGACTGAAGAAACAGGATATGACTCTTGAAATGCAGAAGGAGTTCATGCACTGGAAGACTACCGCATCCACGATCTATAGTGAGAATGCTCGTAGGTTCTCCAAAGTTCTTCAGTTCATACGTACCATGGGTATGGCTAAGGATATGAGTGAGTACGATAAGTTTCACTTCGTCTACCAATCAGACTTCAGGGGTAGGAAGTACACAGTGTCCTCATTCCTCACACCTCAGGGTCCAGAGTATGCCAAGGGTTTACTTTTGTTCTCCAAGGGTATGCCTATCGAAACAGATGAACAGGCAGATTGGTTAGCGATCCATGGTGCCAACTGTTTCGGTGTGGATAAGGTATCGTATGAGAAGAGGATCAAGTGGGTGGATGACCATGCAGATCAGATCATAGCGAGTGCCAGAGATCCCTTATCGTTCCTATGGTGGAACGAAGCAGAAGATCCTTGGTTATTCCTAGCGTTTTGTTTCGAGTGGGCTGAGTTCTTAGAAGAGGGGTTTGGGTACATGTCAAGGATACCAGTCCAGTTAGATGGATCTAACAACGGACTCCAGAACTTCTCAGCTATGCTTAGAGATCCTGTTGGTGGTAAGGCTACTAATCTCCTACCATCGGATACACCTCAGGATATCTATCAAGATGTGGCTGACTTGGTATTGGAGAAGGTCAAGGTCTTGGCTGAGTCTGGTGATACTATGGCTATACAATGGAGAGACTCAGGGTTTATCAATCGTAAACTCTGTAAGAGACCAGTGATGGTAGTACCCTATGGTGGTACGAGACATTCCTGTCGTGGGTATGTTCTTCAGTACCTCAAGGATGAGTTTGCAAAGGGCGAAGTAAACCCTTGGGCACAAGAGGATCATGATATGTTTCTCCCATCCTTCTGGTTATCTCAAGTATTATGGGAAGCCATTGGTGAAATCGTGATCGGTGCTCGTGAGTGTATGAAGTGGATACAGGATTGTTCTTCCATTGTAGCAAAAGAGAACAGAGCATTGGTGTGGTCCACACCTACAAATTTTATAGTGCATCAAGAGTACTTTAATTATAAAGAACTCAGGATCACTACATATATAGATGGAACTCTCGTGAAACCGAGGTTCAGGGAATACATGGATTCAATGGACACCTTCCGTAATAGGAATGGTAGTGCTCCTAATTTCGTACACTCTCTCGATGCTTCACACTTGACATTCAGTATACATGAATGTAATAAGTATGGGGTTTCGGATTATTCTATGATCCATGACTCCTATGGTGTACATGCTCATCATGTCCCGAGAATGGCTCGGTCATTAAGGAAAGCCTTTAGTGATATGTACAAAAACAATAATGTAATCAATAGTTTCAAAGAAGATGCAGAAGAATCTGTTGGTAAGGATATGCCTGATCCACCTGAGATGGGCACCCTAGATATAGATGCAGTGATAGATGCTACCTATTTCTTTGCTTAAGTTGATAGAAAAGTAGACGAAATGGACCTATTCGACCAACAGACCTGAAAGCACAACATTAGTTATGAATCAGGACTTCAAGAAGTTACTGAGATTCCTTCGTCAAGGACTCCCAGTACCAGTGGACATCCATGCGAGACTCTTAGAGGATGGTATCGATGTCCAATATTTTATTAACCTATACCAATACGGTGAAGATGACACAAGTGACTCCTCAAGGACCATGTGAATGGCCCCACCTGTTCAGACCAGACACCAAGTTTGGTAATCCAGGTAACTTCAACATCACACTCTTGCTTCCTAAAAAGGATGCAGAACCCTTGATGCAGGAGATCGATGCTGTGGCTGATAGAGATGCCATGGTAAACGATAAGAAGCAGAGAGGTAACCTTCCTTACAAGGTAGAGGGAGATACAGTACGCATCAGATTTAAGCAGAACGCTGAGATCAAGATGAAGAATGGTGAGGTACGTAAACCTACCATCAATGTTGTTGATGCTGCATTGGAACCAATAGACTCTTCTGTTTCTATTGGTAACGGTAGTATCGTTAAAGTTTCTTACGCAACACGAGGATGGGGCAAGGCACCTAGTGCAGGATGTAGCTTGGACCTAATCGCAGTGCAAGTGTTAGAACTTAAGGAATACCAGAATACAGGATTTGAGGCAGTCGAAGGTGGCTTCACTGTAGATAGTGTCAAACCTGCTGATGAAGAAATCGCAGAGAAGAAAGTCTCCAAAGAGGAAGAAGAAGGAGACTTCTAAATACCGAAGTAAGTTTGAGGAAACCATTGCGGATGCCTTAGGTGTCCGTGGGGTTCCCTTTGAATACGAGACTCATCATGTCTCTTACATCGTTGAACGTACCTACAAACCAGACTTCATCTTAGAGAATGGAATCTTGGTGGAAGCCAAAGGATACTTTAGATCTGCTGATCAACGGAAACATCGAGCAATCAAAAACCAACATCCTGATCTTGATATCAGGTTCGTTTTCTTAAGGCTCGATAGCCGTGTTCAAGGGAGCCAGATGACTTGTCAACAATGGTGTGACAAGTATGGCTTCTTGTATGCAGAAAAAGAAATCCCTAAGGATTGGCTACGTAAACATAAACCTAAAACAAAAACAAATGTGTAACGAAGATAAAACAGTATTTGAATTTAGTGCCACATCTAACACACCTTTTTCACAGGTGAGTGTTGCATGTGAAGCAGACTATATCCCTGAGATTCTTCAAGGTTTCGCAGACTTCTTGAGGGGAGCAGGGTTTACATACGTTACTGAAATTGCTGCCATCTACGAAGATGGAGATGGTATTACATCTGAAGGTCAACCTTTCGATGGACTAAGTGATTATGGAGAAGACGAATCAGACGAGTGAGTTTGTTTCACACGAACCATGTCCTCAATGTGGATCGAAAGATAACCTAGCGAGATACACAGATGGACATGGATGGTGCTTTGGTTGTGGCTATTACGATGGAGTTCCTAACTTAACAGAGGTGCGAGGTATGGAATTTGTAAAAGGTGAATGTATCCCATTGAACAAACGAAATATCAATCAAGATACTGTTGATCATTGGGGTTACCAAGTAGGTGACTACAAAGGTAAGAAAGTACAGATAGCAAACTATAGGAACGATCAGGGCACAATCGTAGCTCAGAAGATTCGTTTTCCTAACAAGGACTTTTTATTCATTGGAGACTCTAAGTCCTCAGGTCTCTATGGTAAACATCTCTGGAGAGATGGGGGCAAGATGGTTGTGATTACTGAAGGGGAGTTGGATGCACTTTCGGTATCACAAGTACAAGGAAACAAATGGCCCGTGGTCTCAGTACCTACAGGATCAGCAGGAGCACGTAAAGCGATAGCTCAAGACCTAGAATGGTTGGAGCAGTTCGATAGCGTGATCTTCATGTTCGACCAAGACGAAGCAGGACGCAAAGCCTTGGACGAATGTGTTCCCTTGTTCACCCCTGGCAAAGCTAAGATTGCCAAGTTACCACTCAAGGATGCGAATGCTTGCCTAGTTGAAGGAAGACATTCGGAAATCATTGATGCCATTTGGGGTGCCAAGGTCTTTCGACCTGATGGTATCGTGGATGGTAGAGACCTCTGGGACTTGATCTCCAATGAAGATACGAGGGAGTCTAGCGACTACCCTTACACTGGTCTCAATGATGTGACCAAAGGTATACGTAGAGGTGAGATTGTTACCATCACCGCAGGTTCAGGCATTGGTAAGTCTTTGATCTGCCGTGAGGTTGCTTATCATCTACTCCTTCAAGACAAAAAGGTTGGTTATATTGCCTTGGAAGAGTCCAACAAACGTAGTGCTTTAGGTTTCGTTGGGTTGTACTTGAACAAACCAGTTCACCTCAATGAAAAGGTGAGTGAGGAAGAACTCAAGAGTGGCTTTGATGCAACCTTGGGTACAGGTAACCTATACTTCTATGATCATTGGGGTTCGATGGAGATCGAGAATCTCTTAGGAAAGATCAAGTACATGGTGAGAGCAATGGGTTGTGAGTACATAGTTCTCGATCATATATCAATTGTCATCTCAGGTATCGAAGGTGGTGATGAACGTAGGATGATCGATGTTACTATGACTAAACTCAGATCCCTATGCGAAGAGGTTCAATGTGGGTTGATCCTAGTGTCTCACTTGAGGAGACCATCTGGTGATCGTGGACACGAAGAAGGTGTCAAGACTAGTCTCTCTCAGTTACGTGGTTCTCATGCCATAGCACAACTGAGTGATATCGTTATTGGTTGTGAGAGAGATCAGCAAGGAGAAAATCCTGACATGACTACAGTACGTGTCTTGAAGAACCGATGGACAGGTGAAACTGGTATTGCTACTCACCTCTACTATTCTAAAGAAACAGGTCGATTAACCGAGACCCAACTAACAGAAGTGAAACAAGATGAAGAAGATAATCCTGATTTTTAGTTTGGGGTTTTCAGTATTGTCCTGTTATCAACCTGCATATGGTAACCCATTTAAAGGTGACTACACCACAGAACAGATAAGAGCACTATGGTCTATCTGCTTCACATCCTTGAAGCAACGAGATCCGAGAGCCTTTCCTCCGAAGCAATGGGAAGTGTGTGATTGCTACACCGATAGTATTAGGACTGAAGAAACACATGAGAGATTTAAGAACCTCTCTGATGAAGACCAGTACAACCTATCGTTTAGGATCACTGCTAAGTGCATGACGGATACTGGATATGCGAAAATACCAAAGCCAATATGACATAACATACATAACTATATTCGTTGTTATTGTGAGTGTAATCCTCTCATTACTCATGAATGTTTATATCTTTCGAAAGATAAAAGAATTGCAGTATGAGATGTTGACTACACAATCCCTAGTGAGGACAACCACACTAGATTTAAAGTTGGATCATAAACATTGTTACTCCCAAGAGAGAACGAATGAAACAACCGAGCAAGCAGATATACTTCGACCTTGAGACTGATGGTCTCTTAGATGAAGTAACCAAGATTCACTGTCTAATCTATAAATGTGATGGTGAACATCATGTGATATACGAGAAGGATATACCTGAGGCACTCTTGTTCCTCAAGGATCATCATCTCATTGGACATAACATCTTAGGGTTTGACTTCCGTGTTTTAGATAAACTCTATGGTTTTGTTCCAGTCTCGTATACCGATACCTTGATCCTATCGAGACTCACCTTCCCTGACCTACGTGCTCAGGACTTTGATAAACGTGGGATGGATTCAAAGATGTACGGATCTCATGCTCTCAAGGCATGGGGTCACCGTTTATCTTATCTCAAGGGTGACTATGGTGAACACGAAGGAGCATGGGATGAGTTGACTCCTGAGATGATCGAGTACTGCAAACGTGATGTGGACTTGACTCAGAAGTTACACGAGTATCTTTTCAAGTACGAGAAGCATACCTCATCTGACTCTATCGAGTTAGAGCATCAAGTCTCCAAGATCTGTTACGAGCAGGAGACCTTTGGTTTTCCTTTCGATGTTCCTAAAGCACTAGAGTTGTACAAGTTACTGTACAATAGAAAGAATGAACTCCATAAAGAACTGCTCAAGGCATTTGGTTCTTGGGTTGTGGATGAAGGAGAACGAAAGAAAGGACTCTACCATAAGATCAAGATCGTAGAGTTCAATCCTCAGTCTCGTCATCACATCTCCAAGAGACTCAAGGATATACATGGTTGGAAACCTACGGAGTTTACTCCGAGTGGTGAACCCAAGGTAGACGAGAAGATCTTGGATGGACTCAAGTATCCAGAAGCAAAACTGATGAGTGAGTACTTGATGATCTCCAAGAGAATAGGACAACTCTCAGAAGGTAATGAAGCATGGTTAAAACTAGAGAAGAACGGGAGACTCCATGGGTCAGTTAACTGCATGGGGTCAGTCACAAGTCGTTGCTCTCATACGCATCCGAACCTCGCTCAAGTTCCGAGCACTAAAGCACCCTTTGGGAAGCAGTGTCGAGAACTTTTTACGACAGATCCAGGATTTTCCCTTCTGGGTGTTGATGTCTCTGGTCTTGAACTGCGGTGCTTGGCTCACTATATGGCTCGTTATGACGATGGTGCATACGGCAAGATCCTACTTGAGGGTGATATTCATACTGCCAATCAAGAAGCTGCTGGACTTGCTACAAGGGACCAAGCGAAGACTTACATATACGGCTTCTTGTATGGTGCAGGAGACCAGAAGATCGGTCAGATCATTGGTAAAGGGGCATCGCACGGAAAAGCCCTGAAGGAAAAGTTCCTCAGGAAGATTCCTGCGTTACGTAAGTTACGTGAGCAAGTCCAAAATAAAGCAAACGATCATGGATTTGTACGTGGCTTAGATGGTAGACGAGTACCTGTTAGATCCGCACACGCATCACTCAATACATTATTACAGAGTGCAGGTGCAATTATCTGTAAGCGGTGGGTTGTCATGCTACACGATATGTTGGAAGCAGAAGGATACTCGTATGGTCGAGACTATGCACAGGTAGCCTTTGTGCATGATGAAGTTCAACTCATGGTAAAGGACGAGCATGTCGATAATATCGGACGAATCGCAGTGGAAGCAATTAAGTTTTCTGGAGAGTATTACGGATTCAGAATCCCTCTTACAGGAGAGTACAGATTTGGAAGAAATTGGGCAGACACCCACTAGTCCTCATTACATAGGACAAGCAGGAGAACATCTCGTATGTTACCTGTTTCACATGTGGCACTACAATATACTTCAACCCTTAAATCCTAAGTCTAGTTATGATCTTGTAGTCGAGAGAGATGGTAACTTTAAAACCATACAAGTTAAAACTACACAGAATGGACGAAAGGTTTCTCTGAAGAAAAGTATGATCTCATACCAAGGTGTTCGTAAGTTTGGAGTTTATAAAGAAGGAGACTACGACTACCTTTGTGCATGTAAGTTTCCGTATGTATATGTTGTTCCTTTTAGTAAGATAGAGGCAACAACTGGATTCTCATTTAGCTTGTATCCACAATACAAGTATGACCTCAACGATCCTAAAACCTACGAGTATAGACCAACGATATGACAACTAGACTCCTCATAGATGCAGACATTGCAATATACAAAGCAACCACTGCTAACGAAGTATCGATCAATTGGGAAGGTGATCTCTGGACTCTCCATTGTGACTTAGCGAAAGTCAAGTGTGACATCGATGACTTCGTTGAGAACATTAAAGAACAGACTAAAGCTGATGAGGTAACCATGTGTATCTCACATCAGAACAACTTTAGAAAGATGCTCAACCCTTCATACAAAGCAAATCGAAAGGCTACTCGTAAGCCTATATGTTTTGTCCCTGCTAAAAAATACGTAATGGAAAATTATCATTACGAGATACAACCTTGGCTTGAAGCAGATGATGTCATAGGTATCCTTGCAACTTACGACAACGGAGAGGAACGTATTGTTGTTAGTGAAGATAAAGATCTCTTAACGATTCCTGGTATGCACTGGGATATCAAGAACCAAACTTTATGGGAACAAGACACACATACTGCTAACTACCTCTTCTACAAACAAGCCTTAACTGGTGACTCGGTAGATAACTATCAAGGGTGTCCAGGTATCGGCCCAAAGAAAGCAGATAAGATCTTGAATGAGTGTGAAGACTTTGGGTTTGAACCAAAGCATGTCTGGAAAGCTATTGTCACGGCTTATGAAAACGCAGGATTGAATGAAGACGATGCGTTACTTCAAGCACGTATGGCTAGAATCTTAAGGCATGGTGAATATGTTATGAGTGAACCTCTCTATTGGAGTCCTGAGAATGATCAATAATGAATTTGAGAATCCTAAACATTACACCGATGGGTTTGGTATTCAACCCTTGGATTATATAATCGAAAACGAAATGGATTTCCTAGAAGGGAACATAATTAAATACGTATCTAGGTACCCACATAAGGGTGGTCTTAATGATCTGTACAAAGCACAGGTTTATCTTAATCGTTTAATTGTAAGGGAGCAAGCAAATGAGTAGTCTACCTACACAATATCAAGAGTACATTCATCTTTCACGTTACTCTAGGTGGGACTATGAAAAAGGTAGAAGAGAAACCTGGGGTGAAACTGTAGCACGATACTTTGATTTCTTTATTCAACATCTAAAGTCTAGTAATGGATACACATTACAAGGAGATGAAGTAAAGGAACTAGAAGATGCAGTGTTTGCACTTGAGGTCATGCCTAGTATGCGTTGCTTGATGACTGCTGGTCCTGCTTTAGAGAAAGAGAATATCGCAGGATACAACTGTAGTTACTTACCCATCGATTCACCGAGGGCATTCGATGAACTCCTCTATGTCCTCATGAATGGTACTGGAGTTGGTTACTCAGTAGAGGAAAAGTACACCTCTCAGTTACCTTTTGTACCTAGTGAACTACATCCTACTGATACCTGCATCGATGTACGTGATAGCAAACTAGGATGGGCTAAGGCATTTAGAGAACTGATTAGTCTTCTATATGCAGGACTAATTCCTACTTGGGATTTAACTAAAGTACGTAAGGCAGGAGCAGTACTCAAAACCTTTGGAGGGAGAGCAAGTGGACCTGATCCCCTTAACCAACTATTTCTTTTCACTTGTAAACTATTTGAAAATGCAAAAGGACGAAGACTCAGACCCATCGAATGTCACGACATTGTTACAAAAACAGCAGAAGTCGTGGTGGTTGGTGGTGTTCGTAGGTCTGCTCTTATCTCTCTCAGTGATCTTGGGGATGAGCAGATGCGACACGCAAAGTCAGGAAGATGGTGGGAAGAACACCCACATAGGGCACTCGCAAATAACAGTGCCAATTATCACTCCAAACCTGACACGGGAACCTTCCTTAGAGAATGGGCTTCCCTATACGAGAGCAGAAGTGGAGAGCGTGGAATTTATTCATCGTTTAACGCAAGAAAACAAGTCGAGCGATTCAATGACAGAAGTCCTAGAGATGACTTCGGGACGAATCCGTGTTCTGAAATAATCCTAAGACCTAGAGAGTTCTGTAACTTATCCGAGGTAGTCATACGTGCTTCAGATAAGAAGAAGGATATCTTAAGGAAAGTTAAGTTAGCCACTATCTTAGGTACATGGCAAAGCACCTTAACTAACTTTAAGTACCTACCCAAAACTTGGAAGTCTAATTGTGAAGAGGAGAGGTTACTCGGTGTATCCTTAACAGGAATCATGGATAACAAGATTACTGCTTTTCCTGGACCAAACTTCTTAGAAGAGATGAGAGATGTAGCAAGAAAGACGAATGAAGAATGGGCTGAGAAACTTAAGATTTATCCGAGTGCTGCGATCACTTGCATCAAACCTTCGGGTACGGTTTCACAACTTTGTGATTCTGCTAGTGGCATTCACACTCGTCATAGTGATTACTATATACGCACTGTCAGAGGTGACAATAAAGACCCGATCACACAACTCATGAAAGATCAAGGTGTTCCTAATGAACCTGATGTGATGAAACCAGATCAGACTACAGTGTTTTCATTTCCTATCAAGTCTCCTGAATCTAGTATCAAGAGAAACAATTGGGATGCCTTTGAACAGTTAGATCAATGGTTGATCTATCAGGAACATTGGTGTGAACATAAACCCTCCGTAACGATCTCAGTCAAAGAAGACGAGTGGACTGCGGTAGGAGCATGGGTTCATGACAACTTCGATAGCATTAGTGGTATTTCTTTCTTACCTCACTCAGATCATGTATACCAACAGGCACCATATCAAGAGTGTACTAAAGAAGAGTACCAAGAGTTACTCAATAAAATGCCTGAGATTAATTGGTCTAAGTTATCTGAATATGAAAAAGAGGACTACACTACGTCCTCTCAGGAACTCGCTTGCACGGCTAATTCGTGTGAAATCATATGAAATGGACATAATGGGATAAAATGGCTTTTACACTCGGAGAAACAATCTCAAAAGAACTAGTAGAAAAGTTAAAACAAAAGTACCCCAATCAACTACCGAGCACTGTAGTAGAGAAAGAACAGTTGGCTTATACTTTAGGTCAACAATCGGTAGTCAACTACATAGAGGATTTATATAACAACCATGTGTCTAGCAGGAGCACCTGATCCTCCTAAGATGCCTGAGATTCCTCTTCCTCCTCCTATGCCTAGTCCAATGTATAAAGAACCAGATCTTCCTGAGTTAGCATTGGAACCAGAGGCACGAGAGAAGACTCCTAAAGAGTCTATGAAAAAGAGAAGGAAGGGATTTTCTCAGTTTAGAGTTAGGAACCCAGGATTAGTAATTAAAAATAAAAGATAAAATATGTTTAGTGATGTATCCGTACACCCTATTGATTCACATGAGGTGTACAGAGAGGTTATGGAAGCAGCAAGTGCGGATGGTCACGGACCTTATATGCCAACTCATTACGTTGAGAAAGGTGGTGAGATCATAGGTGCTTTTAGCACACAAAGTCCAACAGTATTCTGGTGGATGAACCAAAGTAAAGCAACGAGGAAAGACTCATTATTAGCATTCCAATCATTAGATACTTTGATGAATAACTTACAACTATCGGAATACATAATCCCATGTGAACCAGAGTCTCCTTATTTTAAATTAATGTGCTCCAGATTACCCGATGTTCACAAGGGTACCTTGGGAGGTGACTGGAGGCTATTTAGAAGGAAATTATAATATGGGTGGTTCCACAAGAACAGGAACAAAGTTACCATCAATGCAAGATTTAAAAGATGCAACAAATATTGATGAACAGATTGATGCTGCGAGAGAAACTGGAGCTAGAGCGTTAGAAGAGTTACCCGCTGGTATTTCACACAACCTTGCTCAACCTGGAAACTACTTATTTGAAAGGTTTCACGGAAGTATGAACAAAGGTGGTGATGATGATGATAACTCAGTAACCCAGAGAGATACTTCAGCCTTTGCTCAGAGTAAAAGACCGAGGAAAAAGAGGAAGGGCTTACTAGCACTTCAAACTCCCTCTGCTAAAGCATCTAGGTTTAGAGCAGGTAAACGTAAGTTCCGTGTAAGACCTACTGGTAAAACTGGAGTTAACGTAGCAGGAAGCAATAAATCATCCGTTGGTACAAATTAATGTATGGATAAAGTAGAAGTTAAAGAAGACCAAGATATACCTACAGGTTCTATAAAGAGCAGGTATAACTTAGGTTACGCAGAGAGAAACCCATTTTTAGAACGTGCTAGGGAAGCAGCAGAGATTACTATCCCATCACTTCTACCTCGTGAAGGACATAGTTCTGCTAACTTCTTTCGTCAACCATTTCAGAGTGTAGGTGCTAGAGGAGTCAACAACCTAGCATCTAAGTTACTCTTAGCACTCTTACCTCCTAACTCACCATTTTTTAGGTTAACAATAGATGACTTTGACCTAGAGAACCTAGTGGGACCAAACCAGAGAGGTGCAGTAGAAGAAGGGTTAGCACGTATTGAACGATCTGCTATGGGAGAGATCGAAGCTAAGGCAATACGGGTGCCTGTCTTTGAAGCACTTAAGCACCTCATCGTTACTGGTAATGCTCTCGTGTACATGCCTAAAGATGGTGGTATGCGTGTGTTTCGTTTGGATCGCTACGTGGTCAAACGTGATGCAATGGGAAATGTCTTAGAGATTATTACAGTAGAATCTTTGAGTCCCTTAATGTTACCTGAGGAGGTACGATCCAAAGTTACTACACCCAACGCAGACTACGGACAAAAGAACTACGACCTATACACCTGTGTCAAGAAGACAGAATCAGGATGGGAAGTAAAACAAGAGGTAGAAGGTCAAGAAATAGAAAGTTCTTCAGGCACATACGAGGAGGACAAGAATCCATTTATACCCTTGAGGTTTACGAGGATTGATTCTGAGGACTATGGAAGAGGGTTTGTTGAGGAATACATAGGTGACCTAAAGAGTTTAGAAGCATTGACTAGATCCATTGTAGAAGGATCAGCAAGTGCTGCTAAGGTGCTCTTTATGGTTAGACCTAATGGTACCACAAAACTCAGATCACTAGCAGAGTCTCCTAATGGAGCTATTGTACAAGGTGCTGCTGAAGATGTATCAGTACTTCAAGTCAATAAATTCAATGACTTTCGTGTAGCACAAGATGTAGCGAGGCAAATCCAAGAACGTCTATCATTTGCATTTTTACTCAACTCCGCAGTACAGAGACAAGCAGAGAGGGTAACCGCAGAAGAGATACGATTTGCAGCCCAAGAACTAGAGATGGCATTAGGTGGTGTTTACTCCGTGTTATCTCAAGAGTTCCAAGTTCCCTTGGTCAACCTTTTACTCAATCGTTTAGAACAACAAAAGAAGATGCCTAAGTTTCCTAAAGACTCTCTCAAACCACAGATTGTCACAGGCATCGAAGCGTTAGGTCGAGGACAAGACCTCAACAAACTAGCGACATTCTTACAGTACTTGCAACCTTTGGGACCACAGGTATTGGGACAGGAATTAAATGTCACTGATTATCTTGATCGTCTTGGGGCATCTCTTGGCATTGATACTAATGGACTTATCAAATCCCAAGAACAAAAACAACAAGAGATGATTCAAGCACAACAAGCACAACAAGCTCAAGCACAATCTCAAATGATGGGTAAGATGGCAGAACGTGCCGTTAGTAACCCTGAGATTGTTAAACAAGTAAGCGAAAGTCTTAAACAGAATCAACAACAACAAGGACAATAATGCCACAAGGTAAAGGTACGTATGGGAGTCAGAGAGGAAGACCACCCATGAAAAGACTAAGTGAAACCGATACTAAAGGATCTTTACTTAATAAATTTAAAAACTTTATGTCTCTTAAGAATGTTAATAAACGTGTACAAGAGGCAGCAAAGACTCCATCTAGGGAACAAGTTAAACTTCAAGATTTTACATCTGCATTTGCTAAAGCTAAAAAAGCAGGTAAAAAAACTTTTATGTTTAAAGGTAAGGAGTTTACTACCAAAACTAGAGATGAAGCAGTCAAAGCATTTCAAAGATTAATTGCTAAACATGGATCATCTCCTGAGCAGGTAGAGAAATCAGCTAGAGAGATACGAGTATCTCATGGTATTCCACATCCTAAAAAGAAAAAAAAATAACGTGAACTTACGTGAACGTACTCTCAGGTTATTAGAACTTGAGGAAGAAGAAGAACAAACCGAACAAGAGGAAGAGTAAGAATGGTGGATGCAGTTCAAACTCACGATCCTGTAGAACACGATACTACTATTGAAGATGCAGGGCATGTACAGGAAATGCTTGAAAAAGTAGAAGGTGTTCAATCGTCAAACGATGATAGACCAGAGTGGTTGCCTGAGAAGTTTAGTTCCCCTGAGGAACTAGCTCAGGCTTACCAAAACTTAGAGACAGAGTTTCACACTCGTAACCAAGAGGAACCTCAGGAGTCTTATGAAGAACTTCAGGAAGCACAAGAGTATGAAGAAGGAGATGAGGTAACCTCTGGTAACGTAGATTCATTCTTAGAAAGTTATGGGTTAGACTATCAGAAGTTTGAAGAAGAGTTTAATGAAACTGGTGGACTCTCTGATGCAGCTTACAAGGCATTAGAAGAAGCAGGGATACCATCAGAAATGGTAGACAACTATCTTGAAGGTCAACTAGCAATGGCTGAACAGATAGAGTCAAGTGTGTATGACTCAGTTGGTGGTCAAGAGAACTATCAAGCGATGACAGAGTGGGCATCAGATAATTTAAATGAATACGAAGTAGATGCTTTTAATCACATGATAGAATCTGGAGACAACAACTTAGTCAACTTTGCCGTTCAAGGTTTAGCATCGAGGTTTATGCTAGATAATCAAGATACTGAACCTAACCTAATCTCAGGTAGTGGAGGGCAATCTTTCGGTAGTCGTTATGAGTCCGTACAACAACTAACATCTGCCATGAGCGACCCTCGGTATCAATCAGACCCTGCATACCGAAGGGAAGTAACGGATCGTCTTCAACGATCTAATATAATGTAACATTAAGCAGAATTATCCGTACTCAAGATATTAGACTTTGCCCCTTGCGAGGGAGAACCTAGTACGAACTCTTGTTTACTAGGATGTATGCACATGTGTACATACTTAACCATAAACAAGAAAGGTAATAATGCCTGATTTTCAAGATGCCACTGCGGAATATACTTCTATTCGTAGTGGTTTAAAAAATATTGGAGGTGCTGCTGCTCGTCAAGGTAGTGACTCCAGAGAACTATTTCTAAAATTGTACGCAGGAGAGGTTATGACTGCGTTCCAAACTCGGAACGTAATGATGCCCCTTCATAGGGTACGTACCATCTCTAAGGGTAAAGAAGCCCAGTTTATCATGACTGGTAAATATAGGGATGCTGCTTACCACACACCTGGAGCACGTATTGCCCCTGATGCAAACGCTAGTCACTCAGAGAGACTCGTCACCATTGATGACCTCTTGATTAACGCTCAGTTCATTCCTCGTATCGATGAAGCAATCCAGCACTTCGATATTAGAAATGTCTACACTCAGGAAGCAGGATACGGACTTTCAAAAGTAGCTGATCAGAACATCCTTCGTGTACTCACTAAGGCTGCTCTCACTACTAATGTAGAACGTGCCTCAAAGCTCATCAATAACTATAAGTCATTTGATGAAGAGGACTTCTCTGCAAACATCACTATTGGTCCCGCAAGTGGTAATAGTGCTGCAAAATCGAGAGAACCTAAGTTTATCGCTAAATCCATTATGGATGCGAGGCGAGAACTTGAGAAGATTGGTGCACCTTTAGATGGATTGGTGTGTTTACTTCCTACTGATGTTTACTACGACATCTTTGATAGTACCACTGCTAGTGGAGGTACTGATCTCGCTGTATTTAATAGAGATTTTGGAGGTACAGGTTCTATCGGAAGTATGCAGTTACCTTCTATTGCAGGTATTCCTATTGTTACCACCCCTCACTTTGGATCTTATAACTCCGCAGGTACTTGGAGTAATTCTATCTTTAATGTGAGTAATGGTAACTCCTTAGCCGATTCAGCACCTCTTGCTGCTGATGTAGGTTCTGGAAGGGCTGCTGCTTATAACCTTGGCGGTTCTTATTCTGCAACTACCGCAGGTGGAAGTAACGTAGGTGCCGATGGTGGACTTGACGGAAGCTCTACTGTTAACTTTGGAACCGAAGTTAGTAAGATTCGTGGTTTCGTGTTCTCTAAAGATGCCTGTGCCACAGTTAAACTGATGGACTTGGCTGTTGAATCCGAGTACCAGATTGATCGACAAGGTACTCTAATCGTGTCCAAATATGCGATGGGGCACGATGTACTCCGTCCTGCAATGGCAGTAGCTTTAAAGTCTGCATAAACAGGACTGCATCCATTTAAGGGGGTATCAGAAGTTTAGTGCGTGTTCGGGCCTGCTCTGCCCCCTTTCCTCATTTTAAATACACATGGATAACTTAAAGATTAAAAAAAAGAAAAGTCCTTTACCTACACATTCTTCAATATTTAAAGGTAACTTAGGAAGTGCAACTGTATCTGATGATCCTACTTCTAAGTATAAGAAGAAGAAAAAGAAAAAAAAGAAGAAGGTAAAGAAAAAGATGATGGCAAGTAATACTTATTAAACAATGGCTACACTACAACCCACAACTAAACTAGAAGCAGTTAACGTAATGCTCACGAGTATTGGTGAAGCACCAGTTAACTCATTGATATCAGGCTTAGAAGATGCTGAGTTAGCCGAAACTATCTTAGAGAATGTTAATAAAGAAACTCAGAGTAAGGGTTGGATATTTAATACAGATTTAAAAGTAACTTTACCCCTTAATAGTGATAATCAAATAGTATTACCTAATAACTATTTACGTGTAGACACTAGAACAACTTTACGTTCTAACACTAAAGATATAGTTGAGAGAGGACGTAAGTTATACAATAGAATAGCTAATAGTTATACATTTACAAGTGGTGTACAAGTAGATGCAGTAGTTCTCTTAGACTTTACTGATATACCTGAAGTAGCTAGACGTTACATTACAATACGTTCTGCACGTATATTTCAAGATAGAGTCTTAAGTTCTCCTAATATACATGGGTTTCAAATGCAGGATGAACAACAAGCATTTATAGAACTACAGGACTACCAAGCAGAGACTTCTGACTTTAATATCTTTGATAACTACGACACCTTTGCTCCGTTAGATAGAAACATCTTTAGTGAGCATTATATAACCAATACACTAACCGAAACATCATCGTAATATGCCGTTAGTTTCTGGAGCAATCCCTAACTTGATCAATGGTGTGTCACAACAACCACCATCGTTAAGACTACCTACCCAAGGGGAGATCCAAGAAAATGGTTTATCTTCGGTAGTACGTGGATTAGAGAAGAGACCTGGGACTCAGCATATAAGTGAGATTGATAATAACTTTACCGATAGTACTGCATTTATTCATACGATACAGAGAGATGAAGAAGAAGCATACGTAACAGTATTATCAGATCAGAGTATTAAAGTATTTGATTTAGTAGGTAAGTATGCACCTTATCATGCTACAAACACTACTACTGCTCAAGCAGGTAATGAGATACCAGTATTTAAAAATACTAATAAAGATGCTTTAACTAGTACTGAGACAGGGTACTTAACAGTACCTTCAGATTCTACTGCACAAGAAACCTTTGGTGCTACTACTGTAGCTGACTTTACATTTATTTTAAATAGAAGTAAGACCATTACCAAAGGTACTACTTATTCACATGAGAGACCTTTTGAAGCGTACATTTATGTAAAGAATGGTGACTTTAAATCTAAGTATAGCGTTAAGATTACACAAGGTACTAAAACACATACAGTTACTGTAGAAACACCTGATGGTGTAATTAAAAGTAATACTACTGGAGCAGATGGAGCTACTCCACAAACTACTCAAATTAACAACCAAGCAGCAGTAAGTACACAAGTAATTGCTAAAGCATTAGCTACTGGATCTTCTGGGTTAACAGTAAACACTGATGTTATTACTGATTTAGATATATCTAGTGAACATCTAGATGCAGTATCAATTAAGGGAACAGGTAATACTGCACTTCCAGGAAATTGGTATACAGTACACGATGATACTGCTGGATCTAATTTTATTTACTTAGCATCAGATACAGACTTTGATATAGAGGTATCAGATGGTCGTGGTAATGAAGATATAGATGTATTTATTGGGCATAAACAAGTGTCCTCTTTTGGTAAACTACCTGCTACCTTACCTACTGAAGCAAAGAAAGGTTATGTTAGAGATACTAGTAATGCTATTGCTGCTAATGATTATAACGATACTGGTTTAGGTTTTACCATTAAGGTAGGAGGTGATAACCAAAAGGCACAGGATGATTACTATGTGTATTGGAATGGTGACACCTGGAAGGAGACATTACTACCGAGGTATGGAACTATAACCGATTTAGATCCTTACAAGACTAGCTTTAATGCTAGTACAATGCCTCATCAACTTAAGAAACAGTTTGATGGTAATGAAGTATACTTTGTATTAGAACAATCACCTTGGTTAGCACGTACTGTTGGCGACATAGATACCAATCCTTTTCCTTCCTTTACTGACTTTAAAATTAATGACATCTTTTTTCATAGAAATCGTTTAGGTTTCTTGAGTGATGAAAATGTAATCTTTAGTGAAGCAGGAGGGTTTTACAATCTTTTTGTAACTACAACATTAACCATCTTAGATAGTGAACCAATCGATGTTGCAGTATCAAATAATCAAGTATCCATATTACGACATGCAATTCCTTTTAACGAAAGTCTTCTTATTTTCTCAGACTTACAACAATTTAAGGTATCCGCAGGAGAACTACTAACACCTACTACTGTTTCTATTGATGTAGCTACTAACTTTGAAACTGATACAAAAGCTAAACCAGTACCAGCAGGTAGATACGTTTACTTTCCTTTTACACGAGGTAACTTCTCAGGTGTACGTGAGTACTTCTTAGATATCTCTACTGAGACATCAGATGCACAAGAGGTAACCGCACATGTACCTGAGTACATCGAAGGTAATATTTTACAACTCGCATCATCTTCTAATGAAGAGATCTTACTAGCATTAGGAGCTACAGATCGAAAGAGTATTTACGTTTATAAGTACTTTTGGTCTGGGGCAGAGAAACTACAATCATCCTGGTCTAAATGGACCTTTGATGCTGATGTACTCTCTATGTCTATTTTAGGGTCAGATGTATTCTTATTATTTAAACGTAGTAATAGCCTTTTCTTAGAGAAACTTACGTTATCTTCAGATCCTGCATCAGTAGTAATGGAAGATAAACAGAGTATACATTTAGATCGTAGGGTAGAACTTAAGACAGGAGGTACAACATCATTACCTTATACTGATAATACTGCACAGTACATATTAGACACAGGTAAGATTATTACATCTGGTGATGTAAATACTCAACTAGCAGCAGGTAAATCAGTATTCGCAGGTATACCTTTTACATTTAAGTATCGTGTTAGTGAACAAGTACATAAGGAAAATGATGTTACTGTTGAGATCGCTAGGTTACAGATACGTAACATGTCATTTAACTTTAGTAACTCAGGTTTCTTTGAAGTAATTGTATCACCGTTACCTACCGCAGGTAGAACCTCTCGAACCAATACATTTAGTGGTTTAACTATTGGTACAACAGTTATAGATGAACAGGCATTACAATCAGGAACCTTTAGAGTACCAGTACTATCCAAGAGTGATAACGTGATTATAGAGATACAAAATACAAAGCATTTACCATGTAGGTTTCAATCAGCAGAGTACGAAGGGTTCTTAGTAGTACGTTCTCCGAGGAGTTAAAATGTGTACTGGAGTAGAAGCTATAGCCTTAACACAACTAGCTATTTCAGCAGCTTCAATATCTAAACAGCAAGAAGCACAGAGAGCACAAATAGCTAATGCTAATAGAATGGCTGAAGAAAACGCACGTTTAGCTAATGAGTCTTATAAAAACTCAATGGCACAGATAGCTGAAAAGAATAGAGCACTTAAGGCTGCTGAAAATCAACAACTAGAACAAGCAGGTAACTTAGCATTAGAACAACAAGTAGAAGCACTTAAGGCAACTGGTACTGCGATCACTGCGAGTGGTGAAGCAGGAGTTGAAGGTATATCACCAGGAATGCAAATAAGTGATTTAGAGAGACAATCGATAAATAATCTTAATGCAATTAATCGTAACTTAGATATTAGTTTAGGTAACATAGGTAGGCAACGAAAGAACTTAACATTTAGTGCTGATAGTGCTTACTATAGTGCCTTAAATCAAGTTAACTCTATGCAAATGCAACGAGGGTTAGATCCAAGTGCATCAGCACTTCAGTTTGCATCAGGTGCATTAGATGCAGGAACTACTTATTATAAGTTAGGTGGTAGAGTTGGAGATGATCCAAATACTGCTAAAAAAGAATCATGGTATAACTTATATCAAAAGGTTTAATGGCTCGTGATAGAAAAATTAGGTTGCGACCTATGCAAGCCACAACTCAGGTAGATACTAACGTACCTACTGGTTTCCAAGTACAAAGACCAAAGCCTGGACTTGCGGGGCCATCTAGAGAAGCACAAATGGCTAAGGCATTGGAGCAGTTAAATCCATCCTTAATTAATTTTGCATCTCAAGTTTTTGGAGCGTACAAGGAAGAAGAATTAGAAGAAGGTGCTAAGAAATACTTATCACTTAGAAGCGGTGAAAGAGATGCCTTTAGTAAAGCTGTTCGTGATGGAGACATGGAAGATGTCCAGAGTCCCTTTTGGATTTCAGGATATCAAAAGTTAGAGTTAAAAAACTTAGGTATGAACTATGGCTTAGGACTAACTAGGCAACTAAATAAAATACCTAAAGATTTTACAGATGAACAGTTTAGTAAAGCATTAAGTCAATATGATGATGAGTTTACTAAATTAAATTCACTAGGTAAATATAATCAAAGTATTGTTAGTTCTGTATTTACACCTATGCAAAATGCTTTTAAAGCATCAGTGCAACAGAACTGGCAAGGTATGCGTGACCAGTTAATTAGGGAACGTAAGGATCAGAATTTTGAGTTAGTTATTAGTAATTTAGTAGAGATGAATCCCGATATCTCTATGGCTTCTATTGAAGATCCTGATTGGCTTAACTCAACTATCATTGGTTTAAATGAACAGTATAACGTAGATGATCCAGAGTTTATCTTTCCTCTTTCACATGAGTTTCAAAAAGCTAAAAAGAAAAAAGCTAAGAAAGAAGGTATTGATTTTAATGATGTACAACTCAAAGGATCTGAAGAAGCTAAGATTATAGGAGATTGGTATTCTAAGTTAATTAATAGAATAGAATCAAAGAGACAACAAGTAGGTGATGTCGAAGGTAATCAATTAGATATATCTAAGTTTCCTGAGGAACTACAGTTTCTAACTCAAGCATTAGAACTTAATCGGGAACTTATAGCATACTCTACAGAGTCTGGTGATTTTACTAAGGGTAACAAACTTATTATAAACGCTATAGCTGCTAAAGCATTAGAAGAAGGTGACACATCAATCTTAGGTAACATTCATTTACTTCATGGTCGTGATGGTCAACCATTAGCAAATACGACTTATGCTAGAGAACAGATAACACAAACTACTAATACTATAAATTCTCGTGCTTTAACCAAACGTAACTTAGAGTTAAAGATTCAAAAACAAGAAGAAGAAAATAAAGTAAAAGAATTAGTTCGTGGACTACCAAACCTATATGAAATAGCAAAGACTGCAAAAGACCCTAAAACAGCAGATGCAGCTAGAAAAGCTTTACAAGGTGTATTACAACAAATAGTAGAAATTGAAGGATCTGCTAGTACTGCAAATTCTTTTAGAGGATTTATAGAGCAACAGGATAACCTTACTTCTTTAGGTTTAATTAACGAATTAGAAGAAGATATATTAACTGGTAACTTAACTCAAGAAGAGTTTAAAACTAGAATACAAGCAATAAGGGCAGGTAATCCTACTATTGATTTACCTATGTCAGACTTAACTACTCAGTTTGAAAAAGGTAGATCAAGACAAAATCTTGATAAACCTAGAAGTCCTATTAGACAATCAAGAAATTTACTTTACAAGAGAATACTTGGTACTGGTATATACAAAGAAGGTGAAGACCTTTCTATATCTATAGCTAGATTATTAGATCCTGATTCAGGGTATCACAATCCTGCTCGTGCTCAAGCTGCTTTAGAAGCATTAAATCAATTTGATGAGATGTTAGTAGAAGCACAGGCTTTAAAAGAAGGAACAGGACCAGATAAGAGGCAGTTTAGTGAATACGAAGTCAATCAATTTGTATTTAAACGAGCACGAGAAATAGGTGACGAACTGTATGATCCATCTTGGGATGTAGAAAAAACAACTAGTAATGATTTAATATCTAATAACGCTTGGTTACAAAAGTTACCTAAAGTAGTTAGTAGTGAAGAAGAATTTAAAGAGGCTTATAAAAAGACTTTTGCATATTATATTTCAGATGGTAATGAATGGGATGATAATCAATTCTTTTATAAACCTCCATTATACGATATGTTAGTCTCTTACTTTGAACTACAACCAATGGATGTAGCAGATTTTGAAAACGCATTGATCTATATAAGAGAGACAGTAGAAGATTACTACGCTAAGAAAAAAAATAAGTAATGGCAGAATTAAGTATAGAAGAACAGTTAAAAGATCCTAATTCAGAACTATATAAAAAATATGCTAATCAAAGTCCTGTCTTAGATTCTGTTACTGACTTTGGTAGCCAACTGTTATCAGATACTGATGATGTAGTACGTAAAGGATTCGTAGGTTCTATTAATGAGATCTTCTCGGATACAGCTAACAACTTAAATTCACTATGGGATGCTGGAGGAGACTTTTTATTTGGCGAAGGTGATTATCGTTCTGAGTACTTAGATGATGCTATTAAGTTCTATGAAGATACTTTTGTTCCTCCTCAGCCACAAACAGTAGCTGGAAGAACTACAAAGGCAGTTACAAAACCTATTGCTACATTCTTAGCAACTAGAAGAGTACTTCCTGTTCAATGGGGAGTAGGTAGAGATATAGCTGCTGAAGGAGGTGCTTCTTTACTTAGGGATAACTATGCAGAGTCTTTAGCACACTTAGGGCAAGAGATGGGTCCAGAGTTTATGAAACCTATCTTTGACTACCTAGCAGTAAAAGAAGACGATCCCATCGTTGTAGCTATGATAAAGAGGAGCATCGAAGATGTTACTACTGCATCAATGGCTGAAGCATTCTTTGGGGGTCTCAAGGCATACAAAGGTATTAAGTATAGCGACAATATCGAACAAGCTACAAAAGCAGAAAACAAAGGTAAAAAAGATATTGACAAAGCTGTACAAAGTGCAAAACAAACAGATGAAGTAGTGCAGGACACTACCGAAGAAGCTGTACAAGAAGGAGCAGAGAAGAGTACTAAAGTAACCTTAGTGGATTCTCCTAAGGCATCTTTAGATATGACTGAGTTTGATGTCAAAGATTTGACTGAGAAGTTAGCTAATGGTCAAATTGACGATGTAGGACAAGAGTACTTTAATAGAAATAGATTAGGTTTTAAGAATAGAGATGATTTAGTTAGTATTGTTAATACATTTGAAAATGCTATTAGTAGTGCTGTAAATGCTAATGTAAAAATAAAAGAGAGGCATGAAGATCTAGCTAAAGAGTCCATGGATCTCTTAAATCTTTATGGTGTACAAGGTCTTACTGCTCTAGTAAAGAAAAAGACTAGAGATGTAGATCAGATGTCATCTCTTATGGTAGCCACTAGATATGCAGTACATTGGTTTGCAGATGAGTATGATCAAGTAACAAAGGTTATTGCTAGAGGGTCTGATGATATGACCAATATGCAAGCCTTAGCTAGAATGCACGAACTAGAAGAGATGATGCCTAGTTTTGGAGAACTAGGTGTAGCAGGTAAGAGACTTCAAGCATCTGCTGCTCGTACTACTGCTTCTGGAAACATAGTTACACGAAGACCTGATAATGAACTTAGGTTTCTTAATGATGCTCAGTTAGCTGAACAGCTTAATAAACTAGGTAGTAATCACATAAAAAAACTAAAGGCTAAGGCTAAGAGAGTACAAGAAGCCTCAATGAGATCTGGTCAGTTTGGTGGACGAAATACTCTAACTAAAGAAGCTAGATATAAAATACTCAAGATAGCTAGAACAAACACTTTTAATACTAGACTTCAACATTTCTTATCTGAGAGATTCCGAAGAAACATTTTGTTTAACGTACCCACCATTGGTCTTAATGCCACTATGGGTATCTTTGAAACATTTGCGAGACCACTCTCGGAATACTTAGGTTCTATAGCCACACCTACTGCACTCTCTAAAGAACGTAGACAAGCACGGAAAGAAATCTTAAGGCACATGATTGGTCTTAAGTATTCTGTAGGTATTGCTAGAAGACAAGCTATCAAAGCCTTGAAAAATAATAAGGCAATTTTAGATCCTCACGTTACTGCTACCGAAGGTGTCTTAGATCGAGGTAGTGCTGAGTACTTACTAGGATCAAACAAGTATACATCTAAGTTATTAGAAGCACCTATGGGTGTAGGATGGTTTACCCGTACTGCTATTAATATGTCTGGGTACTTAGGTACTTTATCCTATCGTGCCTTAAATGCTACTGATGAGTTCATTAAAGATTTAAATTACTATGCACGAGCCTATGCTATTGCAGGAGAAGAACTCTTAGATAAAGGTGCTAGTAAAAAAGAAGTACAACAAAAGCTTTATAATTTGTTTTCAGATGACGGAGAAGCATTAGGTAAATCTTATGTACAGCAACAAAGTATAGATGATGTAATGATGACTTCTACTAGAGAACGATCTTTACAATACTCTAGGGAAGTTACGTATACTGATGATAATAACTTTACTAACGCATTCCGTGAGGTATCTACTGGTTTTGGTTATATGCCAGGAATGCAAATAATATTTCCTTTTGTAAGAACTCCTACACAGATTATATCTAAAGGTATTCGTATGACACCTCCAGGTGCTCTATACAATATCAAACAGTTAACGAGTGATAATATAGATGTAAGAACTAGAGCACTAGGAGAACTAGCAGCTACTATGTCTATACTATCGTCTTTCTCTTTCGCTGCTTTAGAAGGAAAGATTACGGGTCCAGGACCATCAGATCCTAGACTTGCTAAACTATGGAGACAGGAACATCAACCTTACTCTATTAAAATAGATGGACAATGGTATGACTACGGAAGATATAGTCCTTGGTCTATCCCAATAAAAGCAGTAGCAGCATGGACTGATGCAATTAAGTATGACGAATTAGGTACTGATGCAGAAGATTGGTTTCATGGTATGGCTATCTCTATGATGAGTATTATTAGAGATGAAGGAACATTAAGAGGTTTAGAGCACGTAGCAGAAGTTATTGATGATCCTGTATATAAATTGGATACTTTTATTCCTGATGTAATGGCGAGTACTTTTAATCCCTTAGGAGGTAAAGCACCTTCACAACTCTTTTCTTTTCTTGGAGAGGAACCTGAAGGAGTACAACTAGCTAGAACTTTTGAAGAGAAGTTACTCAAGAACATGGGTGCCAAAACATATACGGCATACAATTGGGTAACAGGACAGCCACAGGAACCAACTGAATACTTATGGTTTCCCTACTCTAAACAAAAGAAACCAACAGAAAGTGATGTAGTAGCTGAGATAGTTAGGTTAGGTAACCCTGCGTTATCTGAAGGGATATCTAGAACAATAGAAGGTGAGAAACTTACATCTAAACAAATTAGCCAGTATCAGAAGATATTAGGTACTACTAAAATTGCTAATATGACTATTGAGCAAGCATTAAGAAAGAAGATGAATACTAAAGAGTATAAGTCTACTGGTAGTGATATGTTTAAAGCTGCTCAACTTCAAGAAATAAAAAGTAAATTTAAAAAACAAGCAGAAATAGAATTTTTCAAACGTAACCCTATTCTTGGAACTAAGATACTAAGGATACGTGGAGGTAATCGTATTGAGAAACAATCGGGTATAAGTTTATTTCCTACACTTAGAAAGTGATCAATGCCTTTAACATATAATCAGACTCAATATAGTACTTTAACAGTTACAGGAACTTCTCCTAATGAAGAAACTACTATATCTTATAGTACTTTAGATTTTAGACCAGAAATAGGAGATACTATTGAAGTATTTAATGATACTACTCAATTAACAGATGGAACAGGAGGATCAACTGTTAATTTTACTTTAGATACTACTAATAAAAATGTAATCTTAAAAGTAAATACGTTTACCCCTGGTACTACTATATCAGTCTATAGGATAGCTAAAAAAGATGATCGTGCTATTGACTTTCAGAATGCCTCTGTACTAACAGAAGCAGACTTAGACAATAGTGCATTTCAAACATTCCATATTGCTCAGGAGGCATTGGATACAGCAGAATCTAGTATTACTGCTGATGCCGATGGAACTTTTGATGCTGGTAGTAAACGCATTAAAAATGTTGCTACTCCTGATGCAACTACAGATGCTGCAAATAAAGCCTATGTAGACGGAAGTAGTAACACTGGTATTGTAGCTAGTGGTATTGCTAATGTAAATACTGTAGCTGGTGAAATATCGCCTACTAATAATATAGCTACAATTGCAGGTAATACAACTAATATTAATACAGTTGCAGGTAACACAACTAATATTAATACAGTAGCTACAAATAATACCAATGTAACTAATGTTGGTGGAGATATAGCTAATGTAAATACTGTAGCAGGAAGTATAGCTAACGTAAATACAGTAGCATCAGATATTGCTGATGTTAATACTGTTGCTGCAAATATAGCAAATATTAATGCGAAAGTAGATGTGTCTGGAGATACTATGACTGGAGCACTTACTTTGTCAGGAGCACCTACAAATGCTTTACATGCAACCACTAAAACTTATGTAGATTCACAAGCCACTGCTCTCGCTTTGGCGTTAGGATAAAATATGGCATTTAACAATCACGTAAAAACAATAGCTGCTGGAGCTACTGGTGCTGATACTAATGTAAGAACAGCTACTAGTACCGATGTAATCATAGGATTAAATATTGCTAATACTGATGCCTCTAATACCGCTACAGTAAAAGTAGAACTTAATACTACATCATTACTAGAAAACGCAAAGATACCTAGTGGTGGAGCAGTGGAAGTAATTCAAGGAAAGATAGTAATAAAAAATACCGATGAAATTAAGGTTTCACCAACAGGTGCAGGAGTAGATGTAGTTATGTCAGTCTTGGAGAACGCATAATGGCAAGAACTCAAGGTGCTGTAGACACAGGCATACAACAAACTACTAAAGATGAATTAGAGGTACGTGCAGGGTCTAGCACTATATCGAAGGTAGATATAAGTGGTATTAGTAATCAGCAAGGAATTATTAGACACAGAAGTTCTTTGTTCTCTAATGTAACTGTAAAAAAAAATGAGACTACTGTTATCGCAGGTCCATATTCTATTGGTGTAGAAGATATTACTTATGATGTAACTATTGTATCTGATGGGGGTAATTTTTTTGTTATAGATGGGCAAAGAACTCCAGTATTGCAGTTTTATGAAGGAAGCACCTACACGTTTAGTAATCCTAGCTATGCAGCTCATCCAATTGGATTCAAGAATGCGTCAACAGATGCAGCATATTCTGGATCTGGAACAGGAGTAACTGACACACAATCCACAAATGGTAGGATTAGCATTACAGTTCAGTCAGGAGCACCTCAATTGCGATACTATTGTGTAACTCATGGAAACGCTATGGGTAATTTAATTAATGTATCTACTGTAAGTGCATCACTAACAGTTGAAGGGACTATGGTATTAGTATGACAGGAATTATAATACCCGATGGTGGGACAATAGGTTCAGCGAGTGATACTGATGCGATTAGTATTGCTTCAGATGGTAAAGCAACTTTAAGTCAGAAACCTACGTTTTCACAGGGCATAGCAAACACAGGAACTATTGATGCAGGGACTTTAGGTAGTAATGTTGTTATGAACAGTGGATCTGTTGTCAAAACAACAGCACAGAGTTACCACAACGTAATGGTTCAAAACTGTAATACGACTTCTTCTTATAGCACAAATAGAACGACATCTAACACTACTGAATTAGGTGCAGTAACTCATACAACTAAAATTGATAATCCTAGAATAACAGTATGGTTTTCTGGTCAAATTGGTTTTCAAACCTATGATACAGGTATTAAGCAAGTGTGGTGCAGTTTATTTGCAAATGATGTATGGAAAACTGGCATTAGGACAATATTATGGAGAAGTGTTAGTTATGCAAATATGCTCTCGTGTCCTCTGGCATATACTGAAACAATTACAGAAAGCAAAGGCCATAGTTATGTGGTTAAAGTAAGATGGAATCAAGATGGGGATTTTAGTAATAATACTGGTATAAGCAACACCCCCAGAGTCGGATTAGGACACTCAGGTTATGATAATAGTGATGGACATAAGGCATACATAATCGTTCAAGAATCGGTGGCATAAATGACAATATTAATAGACGGACAGACAGGAGAAGTTGTAGATAAAAATTACGACCCTACGCCTGATCCTGCCCAAGTAATGAGACAAGAAAGAAATCAGTTGTTAGCTGAAACTGATTGGTGGTGTTGTTCTGATCAAACTCCAACAAAGGACCAATTGGATTATCGAAAAGCTCTGCGAGATTTGCCTGAAAATTCTACACCAAAATGGACAAAAGATTTTGTTTTAACAGGCGTAACTTGGCCCACTAAACCAGAATAACCATCATGACCTCAATACTTAAAACAGACGAGATCCAATCGCAGAATGGTGGTTCCGTTGTCAAGATTCAGACCTTGAAGCACCCAAGTGCTAGTGGGAATAACTTAGAGTTAGCGAGTGATGGTTCTACAACTATTACTAATGGGACTATAAGTGCAGGGACTTTAGGTTCAGCAGTAACAGGCCCACAAATGCAGTTAGTTCATTTAGAAACTAAAACTGTTACCGCAACGGCAAATTTAACTTTTGAAGGAAAATTAACATCAACTTATGACACCTATATGTTGTTAGGTAGTCAAATAAAACCAGATACAGATAATAGGCGTGTAGGGTTACAATTTGGTGTTGGTTCAGCAGGATCAGTAACTTATAGAACTACAGAATATTATACCCAAGTTCAAAAAATTGAGTCAGGTTCTTATGGCTCTGTTATAAATGAAAGTAACGTAGCAGATGCAGTTATTGCAGGACACGGAAACCAAGGTAATGCAACCAACGAATTTGCATTTACTCAAGTTTACTTATTTAATACCCAAAATTCTGGTGTACGATCAATGGGCAGTATTTCGGCAGGGGGATACAAATTTAATGCCGAATATATTTATTCCACAGGAGGTTTTGTAAATACAATGGTAGAAGCACATACATCAATAAAAATATTGTTTGGAACATCTACTTATAGTTTGTCAGATACAGGACAGGGAAAATTTTCATTATATGGAATTAAAAACGGATAAATAATGACAGTTTCAATTACAACAGGAAACGGGCAAAAAGTAGTATTTGATGATCCAAAAGATTATCCCTCTATGGAATTAAGAGCGGAACGTAATGCAAGATTAGCAGAAACAGATTGCTTCATGATTGAAGATTTTCCTACTACCAAAAAAACAGAATGGAAAGCATACAGACAATCATTAAGAGATATGGATTTTAGCGATCCTGACAACATAACTTGGCCCTCTAAACCAGAATAACCAATGGCAGAATTAAGACTTAAAGACGGTATGGTGCATAATTCAAACTCGTACTCAGGTTCCGTAACAGTAAACGCAAATGACCGAAGTATGGTTGTAGGACCAGTGACTTTCTCAGGAACAGTAACGTGCAACGGATCGCTGACTGTTTTGAACGAAGTTAATATTACAGGAACCTTGAACGTCAATACTGGCGGTTCATTTGATGTGAGATAAGCATGGGAACATTACAAGTTGGTGGAACTACATTAGCGACTAAGAATGTATCTACTGGTAAAGTGGATTTAAATAGCACTAATACTGCTTTTCCTTCTGGTCACATGATTTTTATCAAATCACAAGATCGCACAGGAGTAGGTAGTGTAGGAGATCCTAACACTACTTTTTTCCCAACAACAACTACTGATTTAGCAACTAAAAGTTTTTATTTAACAATTACGTCTTCTGAACACGCCCCATTTTCCAAAATAAAAGTAGACTTTAGTGCTAGTTGTAGAATGAATGAAGCTACTCATAATTTTGCAGACTATAGGTTAGTCAGGTGGACAGGAACAGGAAATGTTTCAAGCGAAACAGTTCTTCTTCGACATACTGTTGGTACTGCCGTTGATTCACCAAGTGAAAATTATCATAATTTGGTAGGTTCTGCTATTGATGATATTAGTTCGTTGGGTAGTGTTCAAATTAACTATACTTTACAATACAAAAATGGTGAGGGTAGTAGCGGAACTTCTGAAAATTTCTTTTTCGGCCATGACTCAAACATAAAAATGCAAATACACGCAATAGGAATAATTTAATGTCAGGATCATTAAAAGTAGGCGGTAGCGAACTAATCAACGATAATGGTGGAAGTGGAGCGTTACAGTGGGGATCTGGGGTTCCTTCAGGTTCAGTTATTAATACTTATACATTTAATTCTAGTGAACAAGTTATTAATGAAGTTAGTCAATTTCTCCCTATAAGTAGCACAGATACATCCATTCAAATCCCAAATTACACAAAGGGAAATAAATTAATATTCTGGGTAGGAATAAACACGAAATTAAGAGAAGGGACTAATTTTTATATGAGTATAGCTTCATATTATCTAGATTCTTCTTCTAGCGGTGCGAGCACTCCGTCAACCAGTTCTCCTTGGGTTTTACATAACGACACATTAGGATTCTTTGAAACAGTAACTTCTACAACTGGAAACGATAGCCTAAGTTCAACTCTGTTAGATGTGATTACAGTTAGTGGTTCTGGTACTACAAATATAGATTACGCATTAAGAGGGGCTTTTGGTGATGACCCTTCCGAAATAAGAGATTACAAACGACATATTATTGTCCAAGAAATTAAAGCATAACTTAAACTGAGTGAATAATGACAGGAATATTTAAAATAAATAACAACGAAGTCATTGGATCTGATGGTACTTTTAGTGGGACTATAGGGAGCGGTGCGACTTTTCCTGTTGGTCATGTTTTGCAAGTTGTTCATGATACTACAAGAGAAACGAACACGCTTGATCAGACTTTTACAAATTATTATGAGCAGTCTATACAATTAAAATCAGCTTCATCAGATGTAATTGGTATTTTCCATCATGGGTGGGCTGTTAGTGGCGTGCAAGAAGGATTTGGTTTAAAGGTTTATAGAAATAATTCCGCAACAGTAACGACTTCTCATACGTTAGTATATAACCCAACAGTAACTGACGGAGTTGGCCCTTTGCAGGGTTACAATACTGGTGGTCAATTAAGATCGTCAGCAAGTTATAATTTTAAAGATACTTTAAGCGGTTTTAGTGTAGGCAATACTTTGTATTATGGATTTTTCTTTAGAAGAAGATCAACTAGCTCCACAATGCAAATACCCCCTGATGACCAACAAGATGGAGTTTTTAGTTTAACACTAATGGAAGTTCAAAAATGAGTGAGTTTAATCCAACTATTTCAGATGCTATTATAGCTTTAGGGGTTGATGGAGGGTTTAAGATCAAAGATGATAAAATTGCAAAATGGTACTCAGAAAAAGAACAACCAACCGATCAAGCAATTCAAGCAAAATTAAAAGAACTACAAGCAGAATACGAAGCAAACCAATACCAACGTGATCGAGCCGTTGCCTATGACCCAATCCCAGAACAGCTTGATCAGATTTACTGGGACATGGATGGGTGGAAAAAGCGGATAAAAGCAGTAAAAGACAAGTATCCAAAGCCATGAGTGGACACCACATGAATCCAGCGGATCAGCAGTATTATAACTATCCCACAACACAAGCAACAGAAGTTATGCCAGAAGTAAGCACATTATATCAGATGGTTATGGACTTAGGCATACCTGCCTGTGTCATCATAGCTGCATTCTGGTTCATTAGATACCAAAGTGAACTAGCAAAAAAAGAACGAGAAGAGTTCTGGAAAAAAGACGAAGAGCACGATAGTAGACTCTTGGATATGATCGAGAGATCCTCAGATGCTATTCTTCAGATTAAGCTGGCATTGGAAGCCAATACACAAGCAATTAAAGAGATTACAAAAAAATGATCAGACACAAATCTACACGAAGAAGAGCACCTTTGCTTTGGAGAAAGTCTGATCTTAAAATAAAAAAACGAATAGATAAATTATTTTCTAAAAAAAGAAATCGTAAAAAAGAAAGAAAACTTTTAAATGATATGGCTGATAAAGAAATGTCAGATAATTTAAAAGAACAGAGACAGGGTTATGAAGGACATCTATATGCAAGATTAAAAAACAGAGATAGAAAAATATTTAAAAAAACTAAGTAGATGGAAACAGTCACAGAAAAAACAACTATAAAGAATGGTGGGAAACCAAAAGATGACCCACATATACAACTTATGAAACTTAGATTTTGGGCAAGGTTTCTTATTAGTCTTCTTGCCTTTGGTCTCTTTGGTTGGCTTGTGTTTACTATGGTGAACAAACCAGATGAACTAGCTCAATCAAGTAAAGACCTAATTAACTTAGCATTCGGTGCATTCTTACCAATCATCGGAATGTTAGGTAAACACTGGTTTGAAGTATCACATGACGAACCAGCACATAACCCTGAACCTGATAAACCTAAAGAAGAAGAAGCAAAAGATGGTAGCCTCGTTACTCCTTAATGTAATTCAATCGTTAGTCGTAGACCAAGCACAATCATTAGCAAAAGAACACGTAGCTAAAGTTATGGAAGACAACCTCAGTGAGGATCAGCTTAAGCTAATTGATGCAGTTGTGGACGAAATGCCAGAGAACACATTTAAATCAGTAAAAGAATTTTTAGGATAGTTTAAATGTCAGAAAAATTAAAAATAAAAACTTTAACAGATCGACAAAAGAAAACTTTAGCTAGACATTCTAAACATCATACTTCTGAGCACATGAAGTTAATGAAGAAACTAATGAGACAAGGAAAAACATTTTCTGAATCTCATAGAATTGCTATGAAAGAAGTTGGAAAATGAAACTAAGTAAGAACTTCTCATTGAAGGAACTTACTAGATCACAAACTGCTATTCGTCACGGCATTGATAACTCTCCTACAAAAGATCAACTCGTGTGCCTTACGGCTTTAACAACGGCAATACTCCAGCCGATCCGTGAGGTACACGGAAGAGTCAATATTAACTCTGGCCTAAGAGTCTTAGAGTTAAATAGAAAGATTGGAAGTAGCGATTCGTCACAACATGTCTTAGGACAAGCAGCAGACCTAGAATGTCCTTCAATAGATAACCTACAACTAAGTAAGTGGATTGAAAGTAATCTTAAGTTTGATCAACTCATTCTGGAATATTATGAAAGTGGAGATCCCACGAGTGGATGGATACATTGCAGTTACAACAATTCAGGAGAAAATCGTGGTCGAGTACTTACTGCAAGTAGGGTAGACGGAAAGACTCAATACACCGAAGGTATACATGAGTAACCTAAATGACTTACACGAAGCCTTAGCTCAAGAGCTACTACAGAGAATTAAGAGTGGTGAAGCTAAGGCACCAGACCTCGCAGTAGCAGCAAAGTTTCTCAAGGATAATGAGATCACGGCAGTACCAACCAATAACAATGCCTTGAGTCAACTCTTGGAATCAATGCCGTTTCCTACTGAGGAGGACTTAAAGGAATCTAAGATTGTATGATAATATATACACTAATTCATACAATCCACGTATTTAAAAGATTATAATACAACCTATACAAACCCATGAGTGCAAAGTTAAAGATCGCTTACAAGGGCGGTAAGAAGGTAATGGACGCTGTATCAGACTATCTTACTAAGGGAGCAAGTGCAGCATTGAGAGAAATGGACAAAAAACCTAAGAAGTTTTTAGTCAAGGTCAATGGTAAGACTGTAGCAGGATCTGATACTAGACAAGGAGCTACAGAACTCTCAAAGAGAATGAAGAAAGGTCTTATACAAGAAGAACCTAAGAAGAAGTTTAAGATTCAAGTTATCTCTCACGAGGATGACTTAATGGAACAAGCAATGCGAATGGGAGCAGGAAACTGATATGCCTAACTATAGTAGCTCAGTAGGACTCTCAAAAGCAGGAGGAGACTTTGCTGTAGGTTATCGAGGAGCAAAAAAGCTCAGAAAAGATATGGCAGGTAAGACTATTAGGCTAGAGAGAGAATACTACGACAAGAAAAAGAAAAAGAAGAAAAAGAAGAAGTCTAACACTTTTAAGCAGAAGTTACTCAAGGCACTCAAGATCTCCGCAAAGGGAGCAGGAGGTGCAGCAGCGATAGCAACTGAACTAGCACTTCCTACTCAAACAGGAATGTCTGAGTTACCTAAAGGATTCCATAAGATGTCTCCGAGAAAGAAAGCACAGTACATCAACTCAATGAAGAGGTCTAAGTGAGTAAGAACGTATCCCTCAAGATAGGTAAGCATAGAAGCCGTAAAGGTGGCTTAACGCAAGCAGGGGTAAACAAATACAATCGTGCCACTGGTTCTAATATCAAGATGGCAGTCACCGAAAAGAATCCCAAAGGTAGACGAAAGGCACGAAGGAAATCTTTCTGTAGTCGTATGTGCGGAATGAAACGTAGGTTGACCTCTGCGAAGACTGCGAGAGATCCAGATTCAAGAATAAACAAAGCACTACGTAAGTGGAACTGTAAATGCTAAAGGAATCACAGAAGCAACGAGAACAACGAATATCTTATCAACAAGCTATGGGAATGAGAACAGATAGAAATATGGTAGATGAAGAAATGTGCCCTGAGTGTAACCAAGATCCTTGTGTGTGCGAAGAGAAGAAACTCACGGAACTTAGGGGAGGAATGTGAGTACTGCCACTAAGACAAACCCTGGACTCTGGGAACGTGCAAAGTCACAGGCCAAAGCAAAACTCGGAGGTCACTCTGCTCGTGCGATGCAACTAGCAGTCAAGATCTACAAGAGTAAAGGTGGTGGATACAAAGGGGGTAAGAAGAGTTCTAATAAATTGAGTAAATGGTCTAAGCAGAAGTGGAGGACCAAATCAGGAAAGCCTAGTAAAGAAACAGGTGAACGCTATCTTCCTTCAAAGGTAATTAAAAATATGTCTTCTTCAGAGTATGCAGCATCCACTAGGGCAAAAAGAAAAGGCGGGGGTACAGGTAACGTAGTACCACAACCTAAGAGTGCACGAAAGAAACTCTCTAATTATTTAAAGATACAAAAAAAGAAATGAATGAGCTTAAGGACTTCCGCAATTTCTTATACATGTGCTGGAGGCACCTCAACCTTCCTAACCCTACTCCAGTGCAATACGATATTGCTGACTTCTTACAGAATGCTCCTAAGAGAGGAGTCATAGAAGCATTTAGAGGAGTCGGGAAGTCCTACATCACGAGTGCCTTTGTTACTTGGAGGTTACTTCATGATCCTGAGACAAAGGTACTCGTAGTCTCTGCATCTAAGATTAGAGCAGATGACTTTAGTACATTCACGCAGAGGTTAATCCATGAGATGCCTATCCTTCAGCATTTGATACCTAAGGATAACCAGAGGCAATCTAAAATCTCTTTTGATGTTGGTCCTGCTAAAGCATCCCATAGTCCCTCTGTGAAATCCGTAGGTATTACAGGTCAACTTGCAGGATCGAGAGCAGACCTCATCGTAGCTGATGATGTAGAGGTTCCGAATAACTCTATGACCCAGATGATGAGAGATAAACTCTCGGAGTCCGTTAAGGAGTTTGATGCTATCCTCAAGCCTGATGGAATGATCATCTACTTAGGGACTCCACAAACAGAGATGTCTTTGTACGAACAACTCCCCAATCGAGGATATCAAGCACGTATCTGGCCTGGAAGGTACCCATCGGAGAAACTAGTCCATAAGTACGAAGATAGATTAGCTCCATTCATCCTAGAAAAGTTAGAGAAAGATCCCTCTTTAGTACAACAACCTACTGATCCTCTTCGATTCGATGATGAGGACTTATTGGAACGTGAGTTATCCTATGGTCGCTCAGGGTTCAATATGCAGTATATGCTAGACACCTCCTTGAGTGATGCTGATAGGTATCCATTGAAACTATCGGATTTAGTGGTGATGTCTCTCGATAGAGATAAAGCACCAGAGAAACCGATCTGGTCCAATGATCCATCAGATAAACTCAATGATGTACCAAATGTGGGACTTCCTGGTGATGCTTTCTACAAACCACAAAAGCTACTAGGAGATTGGATTTCTTATTCTGGA